GACATACCAAAATTAATAGCGACCGCATCTACTCTCGAAGAGTTTATGAAAATTCCAGGGGCTACAGAAATGTTAGACGCAGTAAAAGCAAAAGCTGGCAGCGATAGTGTTATAGACGTTACTGAAATGTCTAGACAATATTTATCTGGAAAAATAACAGAAAGAATGACAAACTTAGTAATGACTCCTGAAGTCCTCATAGAGCGTGGGTTCACTTCTTTGTTATCTCAAGAAAGCTTAATGAAAGCTGGAATAGTTGGGGAAGGCGTTAAACCTTTCAGTATTGAAAACATGGTTACATCAACAAATGTATTGGAACAAATGTATGATTCACCCGTTCCTGGTATGCAACAAGCTGTACTGGATTTAGCTGGTGGATCTCACATTGCGTCATTGGACGCACAATTATCTATGTCTTTATTTAGCGGCATGGCGGATCAAAGTTTAGATATAATAGATCCAGCGAATAGACCAGACCTATCTACAGATAGAGGGCGAGCAATAGCTCGTGCGCTAAATGCAGTTAGTAGAGCTAGTGCAACCGTACCTACTTCTAATATAGCAAGCATGGGAGAAATATCAGATCAAGTATTTAATTTCTTAACCGATACATCTGGCGCTTCAGATAGAACTTTGATGGGCGCAAGAGTTCAAACAATAGACCATACAACTGGTCAAGTAGATGGCTTTATTCATTATAATCCTAAAATAGGTGCATACGAAAAGGTCTTCTCAGACGCAAGTAAAGCAGTAGACCCAACAACCGGAACAACTGCAATTCCAAGAATGATTGCTAGAAATAAAATTAGACAAGCAATGTCTGAAGAAACAACTGTTACACGACCAGATGGATCTACGTATACGCAATATGGAAAAAACGTTATTTCTACTGGAATAAATGTTGCAGAAGCAAGTCAGATGAACTCTACATTAGCAGCAGTTTCAAGATTCTCTGGACTTTCAACAATAGCTAAAGGACCAGGAGCATTCCTTTCAACTGAGGCGGACGAAGATGCATTTGTCAGAGGAATGACGGCTACCAGAAAACATATAGGATTTCCACACTTAAGAGATACACCAGATTCAGTAACTTCAGGTTCAAGGAAACTTATTAATAATATGAGAGGAAGATTTGACGCTCCCACCGATGCTGCTATGGTAGCAGCTCAAGACGCAGTTTATGAATCAGGAGCAGGACTAGCTGTTTTGGATCCAGTTGCAAGAGCTCGCTTTGTTGCCATCTCTACGCAAACTGCTCATGTTCCATATGAAGGTGACATGACTGAAATGGCTAAACAGATAGCAAGAAGATCAGAAGCGCAAAAAGCTTTAGCAGAAGGTCGAGTCATGACCAATGATGAAATTGAAGCTGTTGTATCTGCAATGCATCCTGAACAACTTCGTTCAATAAATACAATAGCAAAAACAACTTCGGAATATATATCTGAACAAACAATATCGCATATTCCAGTAATACAAAGAACTAGGTTAATTAGTCGTCAAACATTGCAGCCGACTAAGCCATTAATATCTGGTTCAGTACTTTCTCAAATGAGAGTAAAAGATGCTTCTGGAACTGAAGTTCCAATTGTAGAATCTGCATTTTGGAAAAAAGCTGGATTAGATACCTCTACTCTATCTATTGTAAAAGCTGGACAAAGAGATATCGTTAACTTAGTTGCTGGCAAAGGAGGAATGTCAAGAGAAAACGCAACAACTTTTACAGAATCTTTAGTAGGAGTATTAAGGCAAAAAGCTTTATTATCTGAAGATCAAATGGTGGAACAAGGTATTTCATACAGCGTTGAAGAAGCGCAACATATTAAAAGTTTGTTTATAGCGGGTGACGCTTCTGCTGAAAGACTAAAACAATTTTCTGAAGGATTAACAGAAAGGTTAATAGAATCTGGTCCTGCCATTGGAGCATATGAAGGGTCAGTAGCACAGGGCGTCGGAGCAGTAGTTAAAGCAGCTGGTTCAGAAGTTGGTAACGATCAACCAGCCATAGATCTAGGATTGGTATTTCAAACTCAAAGAATTGGTGAAGAAACAATTAGCTTCTCAGGAACAATTCCACAAGCTGCAAGAGATCAATTAAACCATATGGGAGGCGCTGAATCGGTCGCAGTTAATGCAGAGCTAAGTGGCAACTTAATGGAAGAGCATTTACAAGCTTTAGGAAAAGCTGATTCTAGTGAAACATTTAGGGAAAAGCTAAAAAAAGTTTTCCACAGAGACAGAGTAGACACTGGAATATTTGGAAGCAGCATTGGTAGAAACAGAAGAGATAGGGATATATCTATTTTGGATGGTTTAGCTAAAATTAAGCCAAAATTAGCAATGGGAGCAATTGCTGTTGGAGCAGCAAGTGCTGGTTACTATTTAGCTAAGAAAAACAGACAAAACAAAATGTATGATGACCCCATGAGTCAACAGCCTTATGAAGATTCAGGTCTTGTTCAGGAAGCAAATTTTGGAATCCAACAAGATAATCAACAAACAAGCGCTAGAAGAGATCCTTTGGTGACTGCTGGAGTTGTTGGAAACTTGGATAGAAATAAGATTGGGCACACAGGTATGGGTCCAAATAAATACAACCATCTTTACGGAGGATAGAAATGCCTATAAACCTAGGTTCAGTAAGTGCAGGCATATCAACTGGTAGAAGCATGTTATCCATGATGGGATCATCTGGTGTTGGTCAAGTAGCCAAAGATGTAATGGGTTCTAGAAAAGCTCAAGGAGCAGTACTTGGTGGATTGTTTTTAGCTGGCATTGGAAAAGAAGTAGTAAGGCCAACTATTAAAGCTGGATTAGATGTAGCTTTTGATGATCCAGATGCAGACCAAAAAATGTTGGGAACAGATCTAACTCCTTCAATGTTGATCGGTGCTAATATACAAGGTCCCGTAGGAAGCGTTGCAAGGGGTGCTAACGCTTACAGATTTGGAGTTGGTGGCACTAACCCATACGACACTCAAAAGAATGTAGGAAGGGCTGGAGGAATCATCGGTGCTGTTGGTGGTGGCATTTATGGTTATACAAAAGGAATTGCTGGACAAAGAGGAAATAAAGGAGCAATAATCGGAGCTATTGCTGGCGGAGCTGCTGGAAACGTAGCTGGTAGAGTAACTGGTGCAGCTGGGTCTTTAATGTTTGCTAAAAACTATGCACAAACAAATGCACAAATATTAAACGAATCTCCTTTTTATAATAGATCATTAATGACAGCAGACAGAATGAACGCAAGAGGTGACATTGTTCTCGGTGCCCATAACACTAGAAGGGGTCAATACTAATGGCTGAAATGGACAATTTTTCTCAACAAGTTCAAGGTGGAGCTCAAGCATCGGCACAACAGCAGATGCCATTAGCAATGAGGGCAATGGCTGCAAATCCATTCAATTTTGGGGTTAGTCACTTAATTGGTTGGAATGCCCAAAGGTATGCAAACACTATGTTTAAAGGTGGTGTCCTTGACACTGCTCCAGGGGCTACTGGCAAAAGAGCTGCAGTTAAAAACTTTCTAGGAAGAAGAACCGGAGCATACGCCGGTGACGCAATGCAGGATAATACCAATTATGCATTTGGTAGAAGCATTCTAGGTGATGATAGAAGCATTTTTGGCAAAAAACCATTTGGAGCCGGACGAAAAGCAAAGGCCCAATTTGCTAACAACCCATTGAATCCAGCTACATTTTTTAGATTTGATTCTGTAGCTAGATTGGCAGGAGCACCAGGAGATCCTTCTGTGTACTCACCATTTGGTACTGGAATGAACTTTGTTGCAGAAAGAATATTAAAAGGTAAAGGCCCAATTGGGGCGATGGCTAGAAGCAGATATCCAGGCAAATTTGATACAGCAACTGGCGATCTACTTCCTGGGAATGAAATGTATAGTGGAGGTCTTTTTGGTCGCATAAATACCATGGGCAAAGTCATGGATTATGAAAAGCATGTTAAAGCAGCATCTAACTTAACTGGAAGTCCATCTAATTACACTAGAAGCCAAGCAAGAATAGCTAGAAGGGGTGAAAAAGCAGCAGCTAAATTAGCTAAATTTGATGATAGTCTTATAAAACTCGGTCGAGCAACTGGAGCTCAATTTGCAACAGAAGCAGCAGAAAAAGTTGGAAGGGCTGCAATGGGTGGAGCGGCAGGTCCAGTAAATGTTAGTTCAATTCTTAAAACAGGAGTAGCAGACGCAGAAATAGGAGCAGCAGCTCAAAAAATAGGTAGAACAAGAGCATTGTCTCAGACTATAAGAGGTTTTGTGCCCGGAGGAATTTTTGATTCTGTAGCTACATTGGGCGGAAGAGGCTCTGAAATGGCTGGAAGTGCAGGTTTTAAGAAATCTTCTCAAATATTTGCTGAAGCAATGGAGGGTTCTAAGTTTAGTCGTTTAGGAGCAGGGGCTCTAGACGATGCAGCACACGGGGCAAAGAGTGCAATGAAAATCAAAACTAAAATGTCTGGATATATGCACCATGCAGATAACCTACTTAAGAGTGACGACGTTGCATTAATTAGAAAAACAGCAGGAAGACTTGGAATGGATGCTTTTGCCAGAAAAGAGTACAAGCTGGCAGGTAAGCTGGCTGGACAATATGCAGGAACTCTTGGACCTATGGCTGGAAAAGCTCTTGGAGCATTTGGTATGGCTTCAATGACCTATGACATTGGTAAAGGCGTAGGAAAGATGATGATGGGAGGCGTTAATTTTGGCAAAGATGCGCTAAAATCTATGCAGGGAAGTATGAACAAACCATTATTTGGAGCAGGATTTAAAGACAATGAAGTTGCAGCAACATCAAGATCTAGAGGCGTTATGGCTATTCAGAACTCAAGACTTAATGCAAGAAGTTCTCTTGGATCAGAGGGCGCTATGATGGCAGCACATTTTGGATAATTTATGAGCGCAACGTTATCATCAAAAACTAAAAAGTTTAGACAAGATTTAGAAAAACTATCTAGAGAAGATTTATTAGAAATAATAAAAGATCAAGATATAGAAACATTCAAACAAATTAATAGAATTGAATGGGTTTTTCAAAATAAATTAAATCATCTAACTTGGGCAGATGGAAGCACTATAACAGAACGTCCATTGACCAATAAAGAGTTATCTCTTTTAGTTGACGAACCATTTGATCTTGATATGGATCTTTTAGATCTTGGAATCTCTGGAGAACAACAAAGGCAGATACACATAGCTAAAGACCCGTGCGTGTGGGCGAGGCAATTCTTACAGGCCGAAACAAGAGTGTATCAAACTTTAATTTTGAGAGACCCTGCATTAAGAAAAGTTTTAAGAGCTGGTCGTCGTCTTGGTAAAACATTTAGTATGGCTGTTTATCTGTTGCACTATAGCTATACCCACAAAGATGGAAGATGTCTTGTTATTGCGCCAATGAAATCTCACGTTGAATTAATCTATCAAGAGATTCTAAGACTTGCATCTAAGAATGAAATTGTAATGAACTCTATAGTTAGAAAAGTTACAAGCCCTCAATTCATGATTCAATTCTCTAATGGATCAACAATTAGATTCTTTACATCAGGTATGCGTTCTGGCGGAAAGTCTGACGTAGCTCGTGGTCAGGAAGCACATGTTATTGTTCTTGACGAAATGGATTACATGCACGCAGACGACCTTGATGCATTGTACGCAATGCTTCAGAAAACTGCAGAAGATCAACCAGATAAAGTTCTTATTGGAGCTTCAACTCCAACTGGTAGAAGAGAACGCTTTTGGGAATGGTGTAGATCAGAAAGATTTAAAGAGTTTTGGTTTCCATCATATTGCAACCCATATTTTGCTAAAGAACAAGAAGATGAATTTAGAGAACAGTATTCTGAAATAGGATACAGGCATGAAATTGAAGCAGACTGGGGTGAAGACGCAGAAGGCGTATACCCAAGAAAATATGTTGATAAAGCTTTCATAGAACCAAACTGGAATTACGATGCTGAACTAAAGTCAGCTAGATCTTTTCATGTAATAGGAGTTGACTGGGACAAGTACGGAGCAGGTACAAATATAGTTGTCCTAGAGGTGTGCTCAGATACCTA